CCCGCTCCTTCAATCGCTTGTTTTATTTTACCTTCTGCCAGTGAGTCATCTTCATTTGATTGAATATGTTGTGTAATAACTTCAAGAGGCGTGCCTTGCAAAGCATCTGATAATCTTTCTTCTTGCTCATCAAAAGCCAATACATCACCCAAAGCTCCTTGTGTTACTAATTGAGTTACTTTGCCAGCTTGTGCAAATTTAGCTGACTTTGACAAAGCTTTGCCAGCAACACCAAAACCTGTAAGAAATTGTGCTATATCTTCAATTACATTGCCTGTAACTGATTTAGGATTTTCTGATCCATCAACTCCAAAAGTAGGTTGCGGAACTGGGGCAAACTGTTCTTTTTTCTTTTCTGCTGTTATTTGCTCTACTCTCTTTTTAGCTTCTTCATCTCCTATTGCCGAAACAACACCTTTAGCAAAGTTAGCTCCGAGAAATTGGTTAAAATCGTTGGCAAGATCAGCTATCTCATTAATACCTTTTGTTACTCCACTTAATACAGCTCGTGGTCCTTCTCCTACTACACCTCTTCCTATATCTTTTCCAATTCTTTTAAATATGTTTTCTTTTGGCAGTTGTTCTGTTGGTGCTTCTACCTTCTTTTCTTCTACCGCTGGTTGTGTAGGAGTGGGCTTGCTTGATTGAAATTCTGATAAAAACTCATCAGCGAGCAATCTATCTTCTTCTTGCTGTCTGTAGCTTCTATAATCGTTTATTGTTTCTATGTTTTTATCTTCGATCATTTTTTAATTTGTTGTGCTTTTTCTTTTTTTAATAACAAAACTCTTTCAAATTTTTTAATGCTTTTCATATCCTCTATAAATTTTGGATCTTCTTTTACTTTTTCCAAATCACCTTCATATTTAGTTGAGTAAAAGTTAATAGTATCTTCTTTTACCTTTTGTAAATTTTCATCTGTTAATTGTGATGATTTTGTTTTTATTGATAAAGGCATTTGTGAAGGTTTTGGAATAGCCGCCGAATAATTATCAAGATTCATAATTGCGTATCTTTCAACTACATTTTCCATTATCTCTTGAGCTTCTTTTTCATCTGGTCTTCTGCCTTGCCCTTCTTTAAAATTTAGGTAAGCATTTCTTAATTCAAGTTCTGCTCTAGCCATAGTTGCACTACCTGCTAAATCAAGCAATTCAGAATCGCCCCCTAACAAACCACGCATTAATCTAATATTATTAGTCTCAGGGTCTGTGATTGCTTCTTTACCTTGCAACCTATCTTTTAACTGTTTATAATCCTCATTACTTAATGATTTATTGACAAATCTTTCTACTTGCAGCTCTTGCTCTATATCTTTACCAGCATCTATATCATTTAATAGTTTGCCATACACACTACCATTAGTTATTGGATTAGCCTCTTTTGCCATTTGGCTAAACTCTTTATAATCGTTGTAGTCTAAAATATTTCTACTTGCTTCAACTTGTGCAGGAGATAAATCACCAGTTATTCTTTTATCAAATAAGATTTTTTTAACCTCGTCTTTAAATGCTTCTTGCTCTTTTTCTACCTCTTCAGTTCTCTGTTTGCGGACATATATTTCATTCTTAATATTTTGCATTAATTCTTTATCTATCTTATCCCTAACCTCAGGAGTCATTGCATCACGAACATTAATTGAACCTTCTGGTAAATCTAAAACAACCTCGTTATTTTTCCATTTGTGGTAAGCAGCTAATTTATCTTGTTGACTACCTAGCCAAGTTCTAGCTGTTTCACTAAAAAAATATTCTTTTGCTTTATTGATAGATTTAACTACTTGTTGCGGAGTTTTTAAAGGTTTCCCATTTGCTCCTACCGCCCCTATTTCTTTATCCAGAGCATCAAAGTTAGCTGCAATGTTATTTATGGCGTTAAGGTTTTTTACTTTTATTTCATCTTCATTTAATTTTTGATTGCCTCCAAATAACTCTCTAGCAGAAAATTGAATATCATTTAATATTTGATTTTCGTATTCCTCTAAACCTTTTTGCTGTTCTAAAGTAAGTTGCTCGTTCTTAACAGTTATAGCTTTCGAAATATACTGTTCTGATAATTGGCTATATTCATTTTGTAATCTTGGTGCTAAATTAGAAGGTACTTTGCTAAGCATACCTTCTTGATACTTAGCTAATTCTTTCTGTAGTTGATCGGGATTATCTAAATTCTTTTGATAAATTTCTCTAGCTGATTTTCTAGCATCTGTAAGCGAAGAGCTGATATATAAATTTTCAGCTTTATTCTGCATTTCATTAGCTATATTTTGATAGCTTCTACTAACTTCATTAAAAAAAGTTGAGCTAGCAGAAGAAGGTTGAAATTGCGGACTGCGTGCTTGTGTTATTCCTCCTTCTAGTAAATTAGCCATTTTAATCTTGTTTTATAGTTTGAAACCCTGTTAATAGGTTTTGAGTACCTTTTGCAAATTGTTGACTAGATTGTAAATAGCCAAAATTCTTAGCTGTTTCTTTAGCCAATCTTGTTTGAGATGTATCTAGTTTTAATTGTATTTGAGCAGCTTGACTATTCAATTGCACTGCTTGCACATCTTCTTGAATTGATTTCATTGTTTGAATAGCAAATTGTCTGCCAATACCACTGCCCATTGATACTCCTCTATGAGCAAAAGAAGCTTTAGCACTAGATAAATTATCTAAAAACTTTTTACGCAAAAATACTGCTTGTTCTCTACCTCTTAACTTTTCTTGTGATAGAGCCAAATTCTGGAAAATACCTTGTATTTTATACTGCCTTGCTTGCATTTTAGAAGCTTGTAAAGAAGCATAGCCTGAAGCTAACGACATAACACCCGACCCCATTAGGTTTAAACTAGCCATTTGTGAAGCAGAAGGACTACTTATTAAAGATGATCCACTACCACTGATTGCTCCTGCTGTTGCTACCATTATGTATTTATATTCATTGTTACACTTAACACCTTTAATTTAGTTGGCTCATTTTGCGATATAGTTATCTGTTGCCTTTCTGCCCAACCAAATATTCCTTTTACTTTTTTATCTCCTGTAAAAGAAGGAGGACTTATTGGTGGAGGTGAGCCAGTTGATCTAAAAGATACTTCATAGCCATTTATGGTAAAGTCTCCTGTATTGTCAACCCTTAAAACCACCTCAGATATTCTTTTTTTCTTGCCAATTTGTGAACCTAGTTGTATTACTTCAACTGGCAGTGTGGTTACTGTAGGAATCATATTTAAACCTATTTCGCAAGAGGTAGTAGCATTTCTATCTATAGTTACACTTCCACCACTAACTGTAACATCACTTAATACTGAGCCATCTGCTATTACTTTTAAAGTTTGACCTTCTAGGTGATCTAATCCTGTAAAAGTGTCAGTTGGTAATCCTGTGGTATAAATAACACTAGAATCAAGTAAAGAATTATTATTAAATACTTCTAAATAATTATTAGTTGTACCATTTATAACACGCTCTACTGTTGTATAAATTGTTGAAATATCGACTGCAACAGCTTTAAATTTACCTTGTGTTGAGTTGGTTGTAATTCTTTTTGTAAATCCTATTACTTGCTGATTAAATAATATTGTGCCTTTAATTAGTCTATTTGTGCCATCAACAAATAATACTAAATTAGTTTCATCAGTTGAGGTGCTTTTCCTAATAGCAAAACTCAAAGGGCTATCAATCAGGTGTGTTGATAAAAGCGATATATTCTCGCTATCACTTATTTGCTGGGTTGTATCATAAGCATATCTAATAATAGATTTACCACCCCTTTGGACAAAAACATTTTGATTATCAATTACCCCTACTGGTAAATTAGGCTCACTACCATATTGAGATACTGCAACTGGATAAAAGTTTTGCGGAGTTATACCAGAAGTTGAGCTAGATATAACCGCAAATTCATTAGCTGTAGTAAATATTAATAAGTTACCATTAGAAGATTTTAAATTAACAATAGTATTAATTTGGTCTGTATCTAGTGTTGCATCTATTGCTTCATCATCAAATAAAGAACCTAAGTCAAAATCAAAAAATAAATTTACTTTTGACCCCCATAAAGTTTGCGGTCTTGATTTAGAACCACCAAACCACAATCTACCCCTATGAAATGTGACTGTTTTTGGATAGCCCCTTGTACTACTCCATACATCTTCAAAGCCTGTTAAATATTCCCATTCTCCATTAGGAATTGCAGTAGTAGAATAAAAAGGGATTTCAGTAATTGCCCTTACTTGTGTTGCAGATATATATTCAATAACCCTAGCTCTCCCACCTCGACCTTGTAAATATTGCCCAATACTAGCAGTAGAGAAAGGTGTCCCAGCAGAAGCTGTTAATGTAACTACACCTTCTGTTCCTGAAGGAGTTAATGTTCCTGCTGGTGTAGCTATTATTGGATCAAAATCATATTTTGGAATATGATCAAAACTTATATCATTTATTAACCATCTATCGTCCGCTCCTTGTCTAATAAGTTTTTGAGGGTAAGTATCTTCTTGCACTATGATTGCAGTATCTGCTGATTGTGTATAATCTAAGGAAGTTATAACCGCATTAGTTAATCTATTAGCTCTAACATCAGCTTGATGAACTTTGTTTTTATATACCGCTATATTTTTATCTGTTATTACTAGCATGTAGCTATCAGTAACACTAAACTCAAAAGGGATTTGTTTAATATTAGATAAAGTGGATTCTTCAACAAAAACATTAAATTCTTGTAAAGTAACTTTATCAGTTCCTAAATCTGTTGAGCCTATACGAGCAAATCTAACATAACGATATGTACCTCTTACGGCTCTTCTTCTTGTAACTGCTGTCGTACTTAAATCTAAAGCTGTGCCAAGACTTGTCCAAGATATATTGTCAGTTGATACTTGTATAAAAAACTCACTATCATTTGTTTGGCTTGTTAATGAGCAACCAACAACATCTACAAAAGCCAAATCCTTTTGACTACCTAAATCATATTGAACGACTATATAAGGGTTTATAGTAGAAATGTTAGTTGTGGTAACTAGAGTTGTTGCAGTATTGTCATCATTAGCATTTGCTCCAGTTCCTCCGTTAGGAGTTGTTATTGATGGGCTGGCTTCTCTTGTTGTTTGCCTAAATAATCTTTGAATAAATTCTAAACCATCATCTCTTTTAAAGCCCCCTTGTGCTAATACAGCGACATTAGTCATGTTTTCAGTAGCGCCATAATATTTATCTATATCAGTTCTACCTATTAGTAAAGGATCTAATTCGCCTGTTGTAAATTTGTATTGTGTTTGCTTTATTGGCATATTAACTAAATCTAGCTACTAATAAATCATTACCACCGCCATTACTATTAAAAGAAGGTGAAGGACTTTGAATACTGTCTATTCTTTTTGCTACTGCAAATTCTCCTCCATTCAAATTGTCAGAAGGATTTCCAAAGGCTTCAACTTTTTTTAATTGTAAAATCTTTAGATCATCTGTTATAGGTAAAGCTAATTTAGTTGCTAAGGCTTTCACAGCAAACTCTAAAAAATAGGGAGGGAATTGACTCTCGTCAGGTTGAAACTGATAATCAATATATACTGTGCTTTCATTAGTATATACTTGGTTTTGATAAATTTGATAGTTTGTTTGTGGTAAAATGTTAGTTTCAGACCCTGTAAAAAACGCTCTAAATACCAATAAATCACTTGGCATTTGGTAAGCATATTTCCATTCGTTTAAAGGGTTTTCAGTTAGTCTAGCTAATTGAATTTTCTTTAAAGTAAAATTCCATTCGTGGATAGATAGTAAATATTTAATATATTCAGGGTATATTAAACCGCAAGTATTAGAGGGTGGAGTGTTAGCAGTAAAACTACTTATAGCATCTTCTCCTAATTCCGCTAAAGCCTTAGAACATATATCAAATTTACTAGCCATAATAATTTAATTTTTAAGCAAATAGCAGGGTTTTTACACCCTGCTACCTACTATCTTTGACAGAAGATTCTATTAGTCAGTATCAGTAACCGCAATTGCAGTACCATCAGATACATCGACAACGCCAGAAGCATTGCTTAAAACAACTAATAATGTAGCAGTAGGAACACTTGAGTCCCAAAGGTAAATTAAATCACCTACTTTAAGAAGCTTAGAGGCATCGTTAAAATATCCTGCTGTATTAACATCAGCCAAAGCGTCAGCATCAGGAGTAACATAACTCCACATTTGTGGAACATTACCAGCTTTTGCTTGTCCGCCAATTGGTTGTAAGTTTGCTGAATTGTAAGCCATAGTAATTTTAAATTAAGATTAATATTAAGTTTCGTCAGTAAGTACTTCAATAATACCTGAATCATCAATAGCAGCTGCACCAGCAGAAAAAGTACCATTTGTCAACCAAGAAGTTTTCTCTGCAATCCAGTCAATCTTAGTTTGCATTTGCATACCGATGGCAAGACCTAAAGCGGCTTTATGATAAGCAAAGTTTTTACGAACATCACCAGCAGCAACTGAAAGTCCACCTTCGTCTCTATCTTCGATAAGTACAAATTTAAAGCCTAAGAAAGTGTCCATTTCACCATTAACCAAAGCTTTAACTGAATTGAAATCAGAAGAAGTAGCAGAAGTTTCGCCTAGTAATTGCTCAAGACCGATAGCTGAGTGAACAAAAGTTCTTTCTGTTGCAGGAACACCAGCAGCATCAAGAAGTCTTTTTGCTCTTCTTAATTTATCAACATTAAGACCAGTATCAGCACCACCTACTGAAGTAGCAACTTGAGTAGCAGAAGCACCAGCATCGGCTTCATCAAGAATTAATTGATCCAAACGACGACCCATAGCAGAAGCAATAGCTTCTTTTAGTTCTCTTCTTTCGTCAAAGTTGACTTTAGATTGATTGAATATATCAGTATATTCAGGGGCATTCCAATCTTCTAAGGTAGCAGTTACATTAGAATGCTGTACATTCATTGGTACAACATCAGTTTGCGGGATTCTAGGTTGAGCTAGACCCTTTCCTAATTTAGGGAAGCGGTGAGTTGAACCAACAACACCAGTTTTAGTTCTTACAGTGCCAAATAATTTAGCAGCACCTTGGTAAGCTTGCTTTACTTCAGCATCAAACTGAGCGATAAAAGCAGTAGATAAAGTTGCGGACATTATTAAAACCTTTAATTATTAACAAAAAAACACGAGTATTATTCGCACAATTAAGCTAATAATCATCAAGGTATTAGGCTCTCAGATCATCAGGATTGTTACTTCAAGATTCGCTCTTGCTAGCGTTTTATGTATCATTAGGGTTGCAAAGCAATTAGCCTAAGATAGATAAAATTATCTAAACTTAGGCTAGAAACCACTTAAAACTATGTCAAGTAATTTTTAATTGTTATTTTTACAATTATGAAACTGCTTTAAAATAATCTTCTACTTTTTTATGAACATCAGCATTGCCTGCTTCATATTCAGGGGAAGCGATTAATTGATCTATTTCTGCACGAGAAGGCAAGCCATCTTGAACAGCAGTTTTAACTGGTATGTCTTGCTCACCAGTCAAGGCTCTAAGCTTACTAATTACTGCTATACTTGCAGCATCGGTTAAAAGATTATTATATACTGGCAATTCATCTTTAGATAATACGCCATTATTAACCAAAGCGTGTCCCCAATTAGCTAATCCTTGCAAAATCTTAGGTCCATTGTCTCCGAGTTTTTTTAATTCGCTTGCTTTATATTCTTCAAATTGCCTTTGCCTTTCTTCTTCATTAAGAGGTCCATCAACAATCAAGCCATTTTCTTTTAAAGCTGGCATAACTGATGAAATAAAAGCATTAAATTTATCTTTAGACAACCCTGCTTCCAAAGCCTTTTCTTTTAGCAAAGCAGTTGTAGGGCTCTCATTTGGTAGTAATTCATTTAAAGACTCATCTAAAACATATTCATCAATAGATTTAGGGGCTTTATCGCTTCCTTTTTCTGAAAGCTTTCTTCTTAAACCTAAGGCTTTTTCTTGCTCTTTTTTGTAAGCTTCAATCAATTCATTTTGTTTAATAGATTTATTTTCTTCATCCCAAAAAGAATCATCTAAACCTTCTGGCTTTATTGCTTCTTTAGATTCTGTTTTATTTTCAATCTCTTCTTGTTGTTTGTTATACTCTTCCTCTTGGATTTGATCTACTGTTTTTTCTTGTTGTTCAGGCTCTATACCTGCAATTAAACTTTCTTCTGTCATTTGATTTTATTTTAAAGTTGATAAAAAATTAACTATATTAGTATGTCCTTTTTTTGTAGCAATATCCAAAGCGGTATTGCCGACATTATTTCTATAGTTTAAAAATGGTTTTTCAGTGGTGCATATTTCTTTAACTTTTTCTAAGTTACCAGCTCTGCAAGCTATTTGTAAAGGAGTATCGCCTTTATGTAAATTAGTTGGTAACTCTTCAATTTCTTGAGTTTGTTTTTGAACCTGTGTTTTATTTTTTTTCTTTGCCATTATTTTTTAATTGAATTAATACGATCTATAATACTACGCACAACTGAGTTTTGTCCTTCTCTTGCAAAAGCGTGATGAATTGCTGATTGTCCATCTACAACTCCTCCACTTGGAACCCATGCAGGTTGCTCAATTGTGATTTTCTTTAAATGCTCTAATACTTTTTTTCCTGCAGTCGTTCCAAAACAAGCCATATATTGCTCATTCAATATTTGTTGTGCTTGCTCAAATTCTTTTTGCGATTGCTTTTCTTCTTTATCTAAAGAATCCAATCCCCACGGTGTATTAATATCTGTCATTATTAATTTGTATTGTTATTGAATTTGTTGCTGTTGTGCCAAGCCCTCAGCTATTTGTTGTTTTAAAGTCTCTCTTTCCTCATTAGTTCTTATTGCTAAAGGTGAAACACCTAATTTTGCAACTATAATATCTGCAAGCTTTTCAGTGTCAAAGGTTAATTGAGTTAGTTGACCTGTTGGATCAATAGCTTTCAATATTTGATCACTTTGAACAATGGCGTTTACTTCTTCAATAGCTTCTGATTTAGCAATTGGCGACAATATTTGTGTTGTAACTGCTATATTATCAATCTTAATTCCACCGCCAAAAGTTATAATTCCTTTCTTCTCAAGAATAGTTATTACATTTTGTAATAATGGTTGGATAAATTCAAAGATTAATCTACCAAAAGCGGCTCCAGTATCTACCTGTAACTGCTTCATTCTTTCTACAATTTCAGTTGCACTTCTTACTGGTCCAGCATCAGGTGGTAATCTATTATTAAGCATTAAAGAATTGATTTGTTGTTTCAACTCTTCAAACATAAAGTTTTGTGCGTTTAAATCACCTGTTCTTGGTAATGGTGCAATTGAAGGACCAGATGGACCACCATTTCTTGCGACTGGTATTACTCCATTTGGTTGAATTTTAATTGTATTAAAGTTTGTAATTCCGTCATCTGTTGCAGTATAAACTCCAAAGATATTAAGCTGTGCCGCTCTTATTGCTAATTCTTTGCCTTTATTAAGCATTTTAAGGTCTGGCAAGGCTTGCAATAATGGACCTCTGCCAAATACTTCACCTACAACCTTTGACCATCTAACGATCACCCAAGGGTTTCTATTTAAAGTTCTTGATACTACTCTGTCTTTGTTATACAAAACATCATAATACCACACTTTAGATTTACTGTCATAATAAGTAGCTTCTTTAAACTCTAATTCTTTTTCAGGCTCATCTTTAATGATTTTTAATATATCGCTTGTTGGTTTTATATCTTTCCAAGTGTCAAAAATACCCCTTGCTGGCAAGCAATGTTTTCTAAATATACCTGCTATTTCTCCGTTTGAACCTTCATCTAAAGCTAAATTTGCAGTAGGTACTGAAATAAATCTAATTGGTTTATCATCATTTTCACCTTCCAAAATAAGCATAGCACCAGTTCCGACAGCTAAGTCATAAAACATTTCGCCGACTGCAACACTAAAGTTTGAGCTATTAATTACCGAAAATAATATATCAGTTACTAATTCTAGTATTTTATCTACTTCTTTTTTTTGATCAGGTGGTATAGCTGGACCAGCTTTTAACTCTGCCCATTTAACAAAAGTAGGTGTTAAAGCTGATTGCATACGATTGACAAAGCCATTTAAAGCACTTATGCCCGCTGAATCATAAACCTTTTCCATTTTATTACTACCTTGTGAGTAGGTAGTGAATAAGTTGCGTTGTGGCAATGCTAACTCATAAGCACTTTCAAAAAGTGATTTATATTGCATCTGTACACCTTCAGCAACTTGTATTCTTTTTAGTAATTTTTCTTGTGTTAGTTGTGCCATATTAGTTTAACCTTTCTATTATTACATTTAAATCTTCTACTGTAAGACTTGATGTGTCGGTATTGTTTGTAATAAATATTTCCAAATAATCATCAGTTGCTAAAGAAACTATATCTTGACAAGTAATCCCTTCCGCCTTTCCACCTGCGCTTGTTGTTGATGTGATTTCGCTTTGTGGACTAGTTACCCCATTTTTAGCACTCCTTATTGCAACTTCTTTATTTGAAGAGCCTGTAACTGTAAGACAAGCAGTTATTTTATAAAAACCTGTCAAAGAACCTTTATAAACTGCTTTATTGCTTGTGGTTGTTACATCAAATTTCTCAACAAATTCTCCTGTTGTTGTTGTGCCTAAAGCTTTATAAAAAGTACCACTAACTGCAATAGTGGTTGCTGTGGCATTATTATTCATATAATATTGTGCAATATTAGCAGAGTTATTTATTCCTCTACAATCTGTTATTCTTGATTTATTGTCACTTGTTGAAATCCCTGCAAGATAAGTTCCTCCACCTGCGAAATTAATTGCATCTAAAATATAACCTTCGTTTGGTATAGTCATTGAGGTAGAAGCATTTATTCCAGTTTCTCCTAAAAAACCCAAAGTAACAAACGATGAATAAATAATTCTAAACCTTCTCGTTACTGTTAATGTGGCTGGTAATATTATTGAGGTTTTTCCTGCTCTATTTTCAAACAAGCAAGTTTCAAAAGCTATAGTTCCGATACTTCCGTCAAAAGTTAAATCTCCGCTATCAAGAAAAGCCGAAGATTGCATAATAAAATTTGTATAAGTTTTAATAGTTCCGCAACTTTCGCAATTAGTTAAATTGACAGCATACCAATCAAGAGCTTGATTTGAATTACCAGTAGCATCAAGATTAAAAGCGACATCTGCCTCTATTGTGATATTACGCATTGGTAAAGACCACACAGAAGTAATTAAAGCTGTACCTGTTAATCCTGTACTTTTTAAACGACAATTCTCAGAAGATACGCCAAATAAGACAGTATTTTGACCACAAACTAATCTATCACCTAGTAAATCAATTGTTGTAGTTATTAAATAACCAGTATTATCTTCTAAAGTAATAACTCCTGAGGTTGCATCTGGTAATTTATCTTTAGAGTCTATTACCCTATAGTTAGTTATAGAGTTTATATTTTGTATAATTATGTTTCCATTTAAAGGAACTGTAGTCACTTTGTATTGCAAAGTTGCGTTGTTATAAACTACTGTAATAATATCTTTTATTTCTAAATAAGTTCTAGCATTATTAAAGTAGCCCTCTGTTTCTACAGTGTTTAGGCTGTCAGTTGTGCTATAGCTAAACATTTGAGGACTTGCTCCCCTTGTTGATTGTCCGCCGATTGGTGAAAATTTATTTATATTAAATGCCATTAACCTAATGTTTCACTTTGTGCTAGCCCTGTCTCTGGTCCAGTAACTAAACTTCTACGCCCTGCTCTTTTTCCTGCTGTTGCTCTTAATGCTCCAGCTTGTCTTTTCATAGTCTTTTCTTCTTGTTTTGCAATAATAGCTTCTTGCTCCTCTTGCCTTTTTCTTTCATCACTTGCCATAGCTTTAGCTCTAGTCTCTGCCCTTCTTGCCGCTTCGTTTTGCTGTTGTGCTGAATACGCTGTTGCTCCAGCTCCTAAAACCGTCGCTCCTACTAATATCCCTGTTGCTATTGCTCCCATTTTATAATGATTTAATAAAGTTAGTAATGTTTTGATCTGTTTCTATATAACCGTTGTTAATTAAATTTCTAGCTAAATTTTGGTTTTTAGTTGAACATAAAAGAAACTTTAATTTCTTTTCTTTAGCTTGTTTAAATACATGTGTCAATAGTTTGTCAATAAAATTCTTTCTTAAATGTCTTGGTGCGTTAGGATTGACAATAAACCATTCAGTAAAGCCGATATTCCCGCTTACACAATGATATAAAGAAACCGCCCCTATTTTAATATTTTCTTCTACCAAAATATAAGTTGTATCAGGTAAACATTCCAAAGGTGGACAGTGCCATTTAAAGAATTTAAACCATTCTTTCATATCTTCAAAATCTTCTTGTCTTAGTTGTATAATCATTAATCAAAAGGGTTCCAATTAGCTTGAGCGAATACCTGTTGAGTATTGCCATATTTTTCTCTAAATACTTTATTAGGTATAGGATAGGCAAAGGTTAAAGCCAAAGCATCACCAAGATCTGGCGACTTTAAATATCTTTTTTTTATCTCATCTTTGCTTTCTAGCTTCAATCTTCCTTGGCTGTCAAAAGTATAGTTAGGAGCTATTAAATCACTATGTAAATTGTCATTATCTTCAATACTTACTTCATCTTTTACCCACTCTGCCATTTTGCCCCACATCTCAGACCTTTTATTAAAAAACCTTTCTGGCTCATCAGAGCGTTGACCGAAGTTTATAGCTACACAAACCTTACTATACCCTAATTCTTTAAGTCTGTCATAGATTCCTGCCCCTATTCCCCCAATATCTATAAAGATTTTTTCCGGGTGATAATGGTTTATTATTTGAATTATCCTGCCTACAACCTCCATTGTATCAAGTCCACTGTAAGATTCGTGTTTATACTGCACCCTACCATCTCTAAAGACAATAGCTGTTTTGTCTTTGCCTTTATAAGCTGGATCAACCCCAACAACCAATTGATTGCCTTTATGTATATTCTTGGCTTTCCTAGCTCTAATTACAAATTCTGGCTGTATCAAACTATCATCAGAGCTTGTTTGAAAAGCTTCTGTTGCATTGCTTGGATATTCTTGTTTAAACTGCCATTCACCGCCTACAAAGTTATTGATCTTATTTCTACGCCAAGCGATTTGCTGATTATCAAGATTATATTGTTGCTTGAAGTCAGCTTCATCTTGTGTTAGCTTGAAATCATCATCTATTTCTTTTCTATATTCATCTTGCCAGAACCAAGGAATAAATATCAATTGATAATCATTAAGATTGTGCATTGCATTAGTTGCCATTCTATGATATAGATTACCAATACCATTGGCAGTTGATTCTAGTATTATTTCCGTTCCTTTTTCATCTGCTATTGTTTGCATAATACCAGTACTAATCTCATCTGCATTTTCCCAAAAAGCTACCTCCGAACCATGTAATAATTGTATTGTGTCAGACCTTCCAACAGTTCCACCGCCTGCTGTTCCGATTGAATAACCGCTGTCTAATTCATCAAAATATAATTGATTTGCGTTGCTGATCCCAGTGTGTGGTTTAATGATTTCTGGCGCTTTGTCATGATACCTTTTGACTAGTTTATATAAGTTATCAGTTGCATCTTTTCTATGTGTCAGAATAAAACACTTACTACCCTTTCTTTGTATGATTTGGTGATAAAATCTACCAGCAACATATGTTGAACAACCTTGTTGTCTACCTTTAAGAATAACTGCCCTAACTTTGCCAGTTAATCTTTTTTGTTCTTCTAGTTTTTCATGAATATATAATTGAGCCTTATTTAATTCAAAAGACTCTAATTGGCCGCTTTTAGTTCTTATGTTTAAACAATTCTTAGCAAAGAAAGGGAAATCAATATATAATTGTCTTAATTTCTCTTTTTGTTGATCTGTCAGTTCCATCATTTTAAGCTATCTAAGAAATCACCAAGATTAATATTGTTTTGAATATTAGTTTGATTACTATCTTTTTTATCACTCAAAAGTTCTCTTATCTCTTTTATAGCTTTTAGTTGTGTGTCTTCATTCTCAGCAGATAAAGCTAATTGATTTAGTTTGTTTAAAACATTGTCAATCTTATCACCAAAAAACTCCTTACTGTATTCTTGTATTCCTTTTTCTGCTAAATAATTACTAACATTCTTAGCAATATCTTGTTTGATTAACTCTTTTTTATCGCTCATTAGTGAATATCGATTATTTGCATTTTACGATCATATTCTTCTTTGAAAGCTCTTTGTAACTCTACTAATATTTGACTAAATCTGTATTGTGGCGCCCTTCCCTTTTTTTCCCAATTTCTAATTTGAACAGTTGAAACACCAGCTAAATTGGCTAATTGAGTCTTATTTATCTTTAAATTCTGCATTAATTGATATACTTTATCTATATCAACAAAATCACAATGTTTATTCATTATTTCTTTTATATGCTTTGTTTAAATCTTCTAGTAAAGAGTTAGACTGCATTTTAATATTATATGATTGATTAGCTTTTTCGCTGTCTAATTCAATAAAATATCTGTCTTTTTCTAGTGTCCAAGCTCCACCAGTGTATAAATCTATCAAGAAAAATGGAGGGATTAACAAATCAAGTAAAGCTAAATCACTAAATTTATTCTCTATTATTATAGATGTATCATTATAACCATCTTTTTTTAATCTTACTGCTAAATCTTTTCTTCTTTCTGCTTCAAAAACAACTGGTGCTTTTCCAATATATTTATCATCTATTATTACTTTTGCACCTGCTGGCTCACTATTAATTGTTATTTTCTCCTTTGAACCATTGATAACACTAGCACAACCACCCAAAAACAAAAAAACTCCTGTCAAAAATCCTATTTTCATTTTTTACCCTTTTTTATTAACCCAGACCCATATGTTACACTAAATCTCATCTAAAGCTTTATTATAATCTTTCAACAATAAACTATAATCATGTAACAATCCAAGTCTTCTAAACATTAAAATAGTATTCTCATTCAATAAATATCTTGATCTAACATAATCCAGCTGTTTTTTAGCTTTTTTCTTATCATCTTTGGCTAAATTCACCATTTTTTTTAAAAAATCTCTCATTTTCAGCTCAAACTTAGTCAATTGCACTCTAAATTTCTCAAGTTGATCTTCTTGACTTACAATAATCATAAAAAAAAAGAGTAAAAAAAAATGTGATTGTTGTTTTGAGTCAACTTGTAAGATTTTCTTACTAGTTGCTAGTTTAGAGATTTACTTTTGACCGCTCGCGCCAATTGCTCGCTAATGTCAAAAGATTATACGCTTTCAGCGGGACACTCTTGCAAATTCTAGTGTAGCATCCCTGCTAGCGCTTACCCCCAAACCCCCAAATTTCTGGGTTTTGTCAAGTCTTTTTTTTTTAATTTATTTTGTCAATAGTTTTTTTTATAAAAAAAAATCCTCTTGCAATTGGCAGACTGCAAGAGGAAAGGAAGTAAATAAATGTGTATTTAAAAAAATATAATCAATATTTTGTTTATTTTGTCAATAACTTTTTTATTTATCATCTTACCAACGCCAGCAATATGATCTCAACTCTTGATTTATCTAGCTTGAAAAATAATTTAAAAATAATTGTAATTTTTTGTTGACAAATAAAATCATTGGTGCAATACTGAGTTTATCACACAAACAAACAATATCAATTAAATATTATAAATACTATGACTAACCAAGAAAAAAATAGACAAGATTATCAAGTTTTAAATAACTTAGCAAAACAAGCTAGAGAATTAAAAGATTTAGCTATTATGCGAGCAAGCCCATTAGAAGCAGTTACTTTAATGGAAAAGCCCTTAAACTTTTTTATTAAATCAATCTACAATCTACAAAATAAGGAATTAGACACTTTTCTTGGCTGGAAAAAGAAAGGCTACAAAGTAAAAAAAGGTGAAAAAGGTTATTTATTCTTTAGTACGCCCAAAACTTTCAAAAAAGAAATTGAAAACACAAAAGGCGAAAAAGAGCAAATAAAGTTTAATAGATTTTGTAAATGCTTTTTATTCTCAATCGACCAAGTCGAACAAACAAAACATTAATCAAAATCAACATCACAAAGCCCGCAATATTAATTAAATACTATAACAATGACAATATTAAAACAATCAATCATCGCAATCTTATTTTTCTTAATCTTTGCTACAACTATCATAAAAGGTTTTAGCTATGCAAGCAATCACTGCAAGCAAGCTACTAACAATAGCCAAGATTACAGATCTTGTTTGGGAATATAATTTAATAAAAATGACAACATACACAACCAAAAAAGGCGATAAATCTAAAATATTAAGCTTCAGGCTTGATGTTGAAGTTATTCGCAAACTTAACAAACTTAAAAAACATTACAAATATCTAACAGTTAAGGGCATTATTGCTAAACTGATTGAAGATGATTATAGCAACTTAAATAAATAAATAATATGAAATATAAGAAAATAATAAACTCAAATAAAGAAGATTTAGAAAAAAAATATCCGTGGCTTAAAGATGCAGATTTCCGAAATGCAATTATTTGTGATAAAGGGCCATATATAACTTGGGAAAATGGTACTTGGAAAGGTGGCACTTGGAAAGATGGTATTTGGAAAGATGGTATTTGGGAATATGGTATTTGGAAAGATGGTATTTGGGAAGGTGGTCAAATGTGGAACAACTTAGATCAAGAATATCAAGAAGTTACACAAAAAGAAAATAATAAATTTTTTAAACTAAACAAATAAATACTATGATAAATTCATTTGATACAAACATAAAAGAAACGCCTTGTAAATTCAAAATAAAAGCTACTGGCGAGGTAGTTGAAGGATTTAAAATGCAATCAAGCGACAACTCTATTAACTATTTAGTTAATGACAAAAATTACACTCATTTTATTTCTGAAGAAGTTGAAGAAATAGATACTTCTAGAATTGATACAATGACTGATTGTACTTATTCAATCATCGACCCCAAAACAAAAAAAATAATTCAAGAAATAAACGAAGGGGGTTTTGAAGTTAAATATAAAGATGGTGAGGTTGATTATTGTCAAGAGGGAACATTGAACTTTGTTCCACAAGATCAAGTGATTGATGTTGTTTATAAATAGAAAACGATCAATCTTCATTGCTAGAGCTTATAAGGCTTTAGCTGATAATAACTTAATTAAATAAACAAAATGACAACTTTCGCTTTTATCTATTTTGGAGTGCTACTAACTGGCGCAATAATAGCAACAATATTTTAAAAAAATGAAAATTTATAAACATTTAGCTTTAGCTAAAAAAGAAATAAAAGAAAAAAAATTATATGGATTTGATCTAATCAATATATTTTACGACACTTTTGACGCAATAATAACAAGCTATATTCAAGATAATAAAGTTATTAATATTGCAGATTGTCAAAAGAAACAAGACAGACTTGAAAATATCTTAATAAACAGACTTAATTTATATCAATAATATGTTAAAACTTCTCAACAAAGCACAATTTACAAGAGCTTTTTCGACTTATAATCAAATTAGATTAGTCAAACTTAATCCGAATTGCGAAGAAGACAAAGAATTTTTCGCTAATTTAACAGCTACAAATATAGCTTTTTCTGCTTTGCGACACTTTGTCCCAAATATGGAAAAAGAGGTTGATATTAACAATATACCAGCCGTTCAAGAGTACTTTATGCAAGCGGATAAAAGAAAATATCTTTTTGATGCTTATAGATATGTCTCAAAAAATAACAATATTTGTGAATTTGGCTATAACAAAGTAATAAATGAGCATGGCAAAGCTATTGGAGTAACTGGATTTATGCCTCATGTCATTGATGAAAGCGGGATTGTTAAGCAAATAGAAAGGGGTAATCATTTCACCCCCGAAACTAGAAGCAATGACACGCCAAGCAATTCGCCAGTTATTAGACCAAGATATGCTGCTATTGGCATGAAAAAAGCTTTAGAGCAACTTTTTGAAAACCGTCACAAATTAGATTTAGACGGCGAACTAATGTCGAACATTTTGGCTGATAACATAAGAAGTCAAAACTTTACATTAAAACACAAACTCAACATTGGTGAGCCTAAAATTGAAAATGGTATTGCTAAATGGAGAGAGAAAATAGGCAATTTTTTAAACCGCAAAACAGATATTTGCGAGGCTTTAAATTCAACAATTAGAAAGGGAGAAATAGCAAAATGAAAATACTAAACGCAATCTAAGTTAGCTTATTGCAAAAGATTTAAAAAACTTATTAACTTTGAAATATTATAAATTATGTCAAGAAGTGCAAACGATTTAAGAATTGATGAATTAATAACTCTTATTTTTGAACAACAAGGGCTTGAAAATGAATTAAGAGATAGATTAATCAATAAATATCAACGCAATCCAGAAATTACTAATGAAGAGCATAGAAATGATATAAACAACGATATGTTGCTTATCATAGGAGTTTATGGAGGTGTTGAAGAGTTGAATAATTATTTTATCAAGTACCCCGAAGTAGATAGTATTGAAGATTTAGAGGAGGCTTTGATTTATGCTTACGAATACAGTATATATGAGAACTTAGCATTTATTGCTAATATTATTAGAGAGAGAAGACTTCCGCTGACAACAATGTTTCCGCAAGGAGCCGCTTTATTAATAGACGAAGAATTGGAGGTGCAATTATGAACGCTTTTGAACGACCAAAAACAAATATAGATCAGTGCCTATGGTGCGGTGATTTAGTTTATAAAGGTGGGCTAGATGAATCTTATCAATGCTACACTTGCAAGCGAAAAACTGAGAAAGAAATTAAAGAAAAAAATCAAGTCGGTGTTAAAAATTATGATTGGCTTGATGATCTTGACAAGAAAACTAAAGATAAAATCATTTTGGAAGCTGAAACATCAATCGGCTACAAAAAGAGATTTAGCAAAATACAAGATTTTTTAACTTATGTTTATAAAACTTATGCGATCAAATTCAGTCAAGGCGATTTCTTAGAGCTTAGAAAAAGATATTTACAAGACAATCCAAAGTTTGAGTTTAAGAACAAAAGGCTAAAATTGAAGGAGTAATTGACAATTAAAAAAATAAGAAGCAAAATGAAAGAGCAATCTAATTTGCAAAAAATGGAAGTAAGTAAAAATATGGAAATTCAAATCAATAAACTTCACAATAGACATGTTGCCAAGATTTTATCTCAATTAAATGAGGTAAAAGCTCCTCAAATTATTATTGATGCAGTCAAAAGGCAATTTTCATATTATACTACTGATATTAAGGAACAAGTTTTAACAAGTAATACTAATCATTATGACAAAAGTTACAATCAATAAAATCAATACTTCATATGCACTTGCATTGCACTTGCATTGCACTTGCTTTAATTTTGCATATGCTAAACATAGTTTATATGTTTATAGTTTATTGTTTATATGTTTAATTATTAACTTTTAAATGTATAAACTATGAAAGACAAAATTTATTACTTCCAAGAGAAATCAAACGATATTTTAGATTTACAAGATGATTTTACAGCTGAAGAGATTGGAATTTATTTTATTTTAAAAGCCGCTTATTTCAAATATGCTGGTGAGATTAAAAAAGATAATATTTGTCAAAGATGTAAATTCTTTGGCGATAAAGCTTTGTTAGATAAAATGGTAAAAATCATTTTTGAAGAGCAAGAAGGTTTACTTGTAAATAAATCTTGGTTAAGCGATATTAACGATATTAAAGAAAGATCAGAAAAAAGAAAAAAAGCGGCCGAGGAAAGGTGGGAAAAAGAAAAACAGAAACCCAATAAGAACCCAAGGAAACCCAAGAAAACCCCTGAGCCTAAATTTACCCCCCCTACTCTCCAGCAAGTTAAAGATTACTGCATAGAAAAAGGTTATCTATTAGATTGCCAAAAGTTTATTGACTTCTACACTGCTAGCAATTGGAAAGATACAGGAGGTAAACAAGTTCAAAATTGGAAACAAAAGGTTATTACTTGGCTTGGAAGAGATAAACAATCACTTACCCTGCCGAGCAATGTAATTGAAATCAACAAAATTGCAGGTGACTTGGTAATCAAAGAAATAAAAGAATATCACTTAGAAATAGACCTTGTGTGTGTCGCTGGTGGGGCGGAAAAAATGAGAGCTTTACCAGAAGATAAAAGGCAAGCTATTAAGCAAAAGTTTAACAACAAAAAAATAAATTTAGTATGAGACAGTTATTCAACGAAGAAGCAGAGCAAATAATTCTAGGAACAATCATAGTAAAAAATATGTATTATGCTAGAGTCAGCGATATTTTGGAAGCTAAACATTTTATTGTCGTAGATCATCAAAAGATTTACCAAAAAATTGTTGATGGCTTATCTAATGATGATGTATCAGATCAAGTAACTCTTGGCAATTTTTTTGCAAATGAAATAAATGGTGGTCACGAATATTTAAGGCAATTACTTTCAAAAGCTTCAGTAATTGTTGATATTAGAAAATATGCTTTTCAAGTTTTAGAGTTAGCTAAAAAGAGGCAACTTGAGGAACTTTTAACCACTCTTAACAATAATTTAGAATCAGCTAATTTGGTTGATGTAATGAATCAATTAGACGCTGGCATTACTCAAATTGATACTACTGCAGAGAATATCCAATTGTTTGGAGTTGATGATTTAGTGCAAGACTGGGCTAACAACATTGAGAAAGAGAATAATTTAAAACCTATTCCAACAAAATTACCAAGTCTTGATAAGATGTTAAACGGAGGATTGCAAAAAGGAGGGCTATATGTGTTAGCGGCTTCAAGTGGAGGGGGTAAGACCTTTTTTAGTCAAAACATCATTCTAAACGCTTTAAAATGCGATTTAGGGGCATATTTTGTTAGTATGGAGATGCAGAAGAGAAAAATATTTACAAGATTTATTGCTATGATTGCTCAAATTAACTCTTTTAGAATCTTAAAAGGAAATATTTATCAACATGAAGAGCCAATTTTACAAGATGCTATTAAGCAATGGGAGGGGTATAAGAAAACTTTCTTAATAACTGATTTAGTTAAGTTATCGGCAACTAAAATAGAAAGTGCTTTAAAAAGGGCGATAAGAAAGCAACCGATTGATTTAATGGTTATTGATTACGCACAAATAATGGAGCTTAGTGACGCAAGAAATATGAACGAGGCTAGTTTGATAAAAGAAAATGTAGTTAAGCTTGCACAAATTGCTAAGAAATATGATATATCAATATTGCTATTAAGTCAATTAACAAAAGATAAGATAAGTGGCAGGGTGGGGCTTGGAAGCCTTAAGGGTTCAGGCGGATTATATGAAGATGCGGATTGTGTTATTGCAATGTGGGCAGAAGAAGACCAGCCAAAAAATGTATGGAAAAAACTTAAAATAGAAGTGCTTAAAAATAGAGATGGATTATCAGGTGGGCTTGATGTTGATTTTGACGGCGAGTTTGGCAAATTTACTGAGGTAACTAACAACGATTTCTAAAACAATGACACATATAAGCGAGTATATTAACAAAATATTAGAGCAACTTGAAGACAATAGAGGTCAACGAGAATGTAAATAAATTATTACCTAACTTTAAACAATAACTTAACCCTACCAAGCCTTTAATTTACTGGCTTGATAGGTATTGTAAAAAAAATTAAAAAAAAGGGGTTGACTATTATGTTTATAATTGTTAATATTTAACAATAACCAAAAACAAACTATAACTAAATACTTAAATACTAACTAAATACTTAAATACTATGAAAGCACAATACACTAGATTCGAACTAGACGATCTAAAGCAAATTAGCAAAATGATTGACAACAAAAATATCACTTCTTTTGAAGCCCTACAATCAGCTTACAAAATAGCTCATTTAATGGAAGAGAACGCCAAAGAGCGCACGCAAAGACAATCAACTTATTATTGGGGAAAATAATGTATTGGGTAATAGAAACTTGCGAGGGAGATTTTGAAGCTACTAAACTAAAAAGTGCTATAAATTTATTGCTTAATAACTGTGTAGAAAATCAACAACCTTCTTATATAACCGATGTTTACGCTGTAATTAATTATTATGGTGATGACAAAGAAAGGTTGTTATCAACTGCTTGGATTAATAAAATACAAGATGGCGTAGATAAAGAATATAAAGTAAGGCTTAAAGAATACAAGCAAGAAATAAAAGCTCAAAAAGAATTAGAAAGCGATTACTGGGAGGGTAGGTTATGAACGATTTAGATAATTTTATGCAACAAGAGGAAAAAATATTTAAGCCAATTTTACAAAAAGCAATTGATGATGAGTCATATATTTATAACTTGATCAATAAAAAAGATAAATCACAGGAAGAGGAAGAGTTTTGCAAGGCTTTTAGTCAAGCTTGTGATGAAATGTCTTTTGGAACAGGTTTGCACCCAAACGATGATTTAGAGCAAATTCAAGAAATGGTTTTAGAAAGCTATTTTGAAAGATATAATATTAATTAAAACAATAGAGACAATGACAAACGAAGTAACGATTGTAAATTTTACAGAGGATCAAGTTAAATTAATTAAGTCACAGATTGCTCCAAAAGCAACAAATGATGAATTACAATTATTTTTGTATCAAGCAAAAAGAACAGGCTTAGACCCGCTTACTCGTCAGATTTATGCTATACATAGAAATGTAAAAGAAAAAGAATATGGCAGAGATGTTTGGAAGCAAAAAATGTCAATCCAAACTTCTATTGATGGTTTTAGAGTTATTGCAGAAAGGAGCGGTGATTATGCTGGTCAAGACGAGCCTGTTTTTATTGAAAAAGACGGCAAGTTAATTTCGTGCAAAATAACAGTTTATCGTTTTCGTGGTGATACTCGCTATCCAGCGGCGGTCGGTGTTGCCTATTGGACAGAATATTGCCAAACTGATAATCAAGGGAATCCTACTCCAATGTGGAAAAGAATGCCACACACAATGCTTGCTAAAGTTGCAGAAGCACTAGCATTAAGAAAGGCTTATCCGCAAGATTTAAGTGGTCTTTATACTGGCGATGAAATGACACAAGCAGATGAACCGCAAGCAGATGAACCAAAAGAGCCTGTTGATGTAAAGCCTAACTTTTTTAAAGAGCCAACAGGGGCAATGGCTAATATTGCAAACGGAGCTAGCGAAGATATGAAGCTAAAAGCCGAAGAGAAAAGGCTTAATGATTTAAAAACTTCTTTGGCTAGCATGGGAAGTGTTGCAGAAATAGATGGTTATCTTGAAGAAGCACAGACTACTAAAGGCAATACTAAAACAAGAATGCAAATATTAAAAACAATGAGTGAAGTTAATGTTTCGCAAGCACTGCTAATAATCAAAAATGCTAAGTTAGCAGTTGACCCTGAATATAAGGGGGAGTAATGACTAAAGAAGTATTAAAAACCTACTACAAAGCCGTTAATGCAATGATTGAGGAGCTTTTAAAAGAAAGCGAGATAGTATGAAAACAATACACTTTGATTTTAATAACCCATCTTGCCTTAGCGAAAAGCAAAAAGAGGTTAGTCTTAACATTGTTGATCGCTTGGAAGCTAAAAAGAATTTTAGTATAATATTTGATGACAATGAAAGCAAAACATTGCAACAATTAAGGGGTATTCATAAGCTTTGTGATTTGTTAGCTAAAAGATACACAGAGACTCAAGGCAGGTTCTTTAGTAGGGAAATGGCTAAAGACTCAATTAAGTTTAAATTTGACTACTTACGCTTTGCTAATGAAGAAGAAGCTTTCAAGGAAGCGATAAAGCTAAGGGCTGAGGGGTTAAGGATTGGCAAGAAAATGACTATCAAGCAATTTAATTTCTTGGTGGATAAATTACAAAAAACTTTATTTGTGCCTAGAAGTTTTAAAGATGCTAGCAAAGAGGAAATGATGGGGCTTATTGATAAGATTGAGCAATTTGCAAATGATATGGGTTGGCACGAAGTTAAACTTGAGACTAGAGAAAAACAAGAAATGATTAATTATTATGAAAAAAATGGAAAATAAATTAGAGTTTGAACACGAAAAACACAGCTGTTTTGAGAAATGGAGATTGACTTATTATAAAGCAAAAAAAGTCCCTTGCTCTGATAAAGAAAAAGCAATGTACGGGGTAGATTATAAATACGAAAAAGCTCCCGAAGAATATGTAATAATAATTTATACAGATATTTTGTCCGATTCAAGGCAAGAAGTTTATTGTGTAAGTTCATGGGCTGATTCATATCCGCTTAAAGGTGAAAGAATATTTAGTTTTTTAAATTTAGAAAACGCTAAAAGAGTAGCATTGTGTATAGCAAAATGCGACATAGCTGGTATAGATATTGAATTTGATAAATTAAACTCAGAAGAGTTTGATTTATATTTAACAACCAAAGAAAAGGAATTAGAGGAATATGAAAACAATGGAAAATAAATTAGAATTTAAGCAAATATTCAATCGTTTGACTAAGGAAAAATTACCAGCTTGGGAATTGATTTATTCAAAAGAAAAAAAAATACCTTGTACTAAAGAAGAAAAAAGGATTTACGGAGTAAGTTATAAATACGAAAGTGATATTCAAGAGTGTTATATACGCATATGGGAAAACATATTAATAGATTCAAAGTCTCTTATATATGAGTTTTATAGCATTCGTACTAGTCAGTATGATATTAGGACTAATTTTATAAGTCCTCAAATATATTGCTCAAACTTAGATAATGCTAAAAGGATGGGATTGTGTATAGCAAAATGCGATTTAGCTGATATAGATCTTGATCTTGACAACTTAAGCAAAAAAACTTGTTACTCGGATATAATAGCCAAAGAAAAGGAGTTAGAGGAATATGAGGCTCTTTATAAAAAACCCTAACAACTGCTTAGATTGTGGCAGTAAGGAAGTACAAGAAGAGTGTTTTGATTATAGAAAGTCGGCTCATTACTTTTGCAAAGAGTGTTACGAGATGAAGATTTGTAATAAGAAGAAGGGATTTACCTTTGTTTTGTTTAGCAGGGTGATGAAATTGAAGCCAAAAAATAATTGGATTATTAATAAAATATATTGACTATTAACAATTAATGTTGTTAAATATTAACTATTATTAACATAACTTATTATGAATAAAATATTTTCAATTAACATAACAGAAAACCAATATACTTTGGTTAGTAGGATTGCCAAGAAGCAACATAGGAGTCTTAGCTCTATTATTAGGCAACTTCTTGATGCTTATATTGAAGATTATATTGATGCTGAGCAGGCTGAAAAAGTTATGAAAGATATTAAAGAAGGTAAAACGGATTAATTACTAGGGGGGATTTTCGTAGTATTTAGTCCCCCCTGATAATTAATTAAATAATATATGCAAAAAATAAGAATAGCCTCTGTTTGGAATAATGATACTAAATCTTATGAGAAAGGAGTGTTTGAAATAAGGGAAAGCGACAAAGCAATTAGTGGCAAGGTTAATATATCAAGCAAGAAAGATGATAAATATATTAGCAAAACACTACCTTTTATAGCTTTTAAATCAAAGATTGATGAGCTAACAACTTTTGCTTTATTACATAGCAAAGGAAAGTTATTTGATGCTGAATTCAATTTGATGGTCGATAGTTTTGAAGATAGCAATAAAAAGAATGTTATATTTATTAAGCTTGTGATTAATGAAGCAAGACTTAAGGAAGGGACTATTGATAAACACAATGAAGCAAAAGCTAATGGTTACCAACCACAGCAAGAATTGATTGATGATGAAATAATGTTTTAAGCCAGCAACGGCTAAAGATGGTTGCAGGTTTGACAACTTGGAAAGACAAGTCGTACACAGTTTTACCACTTTTTAGTCTGCATTGTTCGTTATGAACTCTATTGAAAAAAGTGGAAAGAATATTGGATAAGATTGCGATCTTAAGCCAGTTAATCGCCGAAAGGTGTAGGTTATTGCCTTCCGTGTAAAAAGGCAATTTAATATGGTAAATAATATGCAAGAAATAGACAACATTTTTCAAGAGATAGGCAAGGTTAATAATTTATTCTTTAACAAGCTTATTAATGAAGAGAGATATAAAAAATTATTAAAACCAATTTATGGCAGACTTAAAAAAGCAATTAGTGATGCAAGGCAAAATAATAAATCTATTGACTAAGAAGGAAGCCAAACAAGACCTTAATTTAATTAGATATTTAAATCTTATTGAAAGCGATATACAAATAGCGTGTAAGCAAAACTTTGATAATTTTGCTTTTCAATTGGAAATGAAATATAAAAGACCGTTATTGCAATTTGTGCAGATAGATAATGGGGCTAAATCGGGCATAAGATACAAAATGAGAAAGAAAGCAGAAGGCACTAAAAAAGGCTTTCCTGATGTTATGATATTAGCCACTAGACCAGATAATTCACAACAAAAAACTATCTTTGTAGAGTTTAAAAGACTTGGAGCTTATAAAATATCTGATGAGCAATTACATTATCATCAACTACTTAACCAAATGGGCTTTGAATCTTATATAACCAACAATCCTGTTTTCTTTGAAAAGCATATTTTACTGGATAGAATACAAAATTTTATATTAGGTAAATGAAATATTGGAAAACTAAAAATCAAAGAATTATTATATCAGAAGAGGCAAGACTTTTTGAGGAAATTGAAAAGAGCAGCCTGATTGTAATCAAAGAGGAAAATATAGATAAAGAAGAAAAAGCCATGTCAAAAAGAATAGCTAAATTTAATTTAGATATTGATCCTTGTAATAGTTATTATCGCAAAATATATAATGATTTGATAGAGCAAGATTTAGCCAAAGAAAAACCAAGCAATTAAAACTACCACCAAAGGGGCAAAGTAAATCCAAGTTTCATTTAAACCCGTTCTATTCCAAAACTTTTTGAACTCTTTAATTGACATAATATAAGATTTAGTTTATATTGTTATTAGCCAGTATGCGCTAACGCCAAGCATTAATTGCAAACTATGGGGGGTTTAGAATCCTCAGCCACTTGTGGAAACTTAGGTTAGGGACTGGCTATTTACACCAACCAATCTTTTTCTTTCCGTGATATTCTCTTGCAAAGCCTTCTTTAATCATAATAGTTGCAACGCTTAATCCATCAACATACATATTAGCTAATATTCTACCACCGTATTTATCCCATTTAAGTTCGTCAAAATAAATTAAATTTGCCTGTTTAATCAAATTTTCTAAAAACTTTTTTGCTTGCTCTGCTAGTTTTTTTTCTTGATTACATTTAGCTCTGTGACCTTTTTCAGGCGTATCAATCCCATTTATTCTTATTGACAGAGGAAGGTTGTATGCAGTCTCTTCAATCTTTACTGTGTCGCCATCATAAACCTCTTTGATAGTAAACTCATATATTGCTATCGGTTTTGCTTGTGCATCTTTAAAAAAGAAAAAGGCTATTAAAATAAATACTATCATTTTTATATTTTCTTGCTTAGACATAATTTTATCTTTTTAAGTTCTCTTTTAACCTTTTTGGATAGGTTTTTAAAACAGTTTATTATCTTACGCATATTTTTTTATTAATTTAGTTTTCCATTCTTCGCCCTCAATCCAAGCTCTTTTTAATTCTTTTCTAGCCTTCCCTTCATCTTCTGCTAAACCAAAATGAACGATACCTTTTTTATCTTCAATAAGTATTTGGTCAAAATTAATTGGTGCATTAACTATTGCCATTGCTAAAACCAACAAATCAATTTTTTTATTCTTAACATAAGTCGTTAAATCAACTGCTAGCCCTTTTTTATGCAAGCTTGTTGGTGAGCCTTTTACTATCTTATTTAATTTTTCACATCTATAGCCGCTTTCAATATTAATTACAACATCTCTAGTCTTAAATTCTTCTTGCAAATGTAAATGTAATATTTGGCAGTTATCGGCAATCTTCATTAAGTTAAATAAAACTGCTTGATCTCTTGGCGTGTTATCAATGCCCCTTTCTTTAGCTACTTTAGAATAGTAAAACTCAGTGTATTTATAATTAAAGCGGTTAAGCTCGTACAATTTTATTGGTGGCAGTTTTGATTGAGTTTGTATCTGTTTTTTATTCTTAGGATACAAAGTCGACTTGTTTGTATTTTTTTTAAGAAGATTTAGCAAAAACTTAATTATTTGCATTGCTCCTCATATTGTTGATTAACTGCATATATATCTAACAAGGTTTTATCTGATACTAACTTAACTTCCTCTTGTGTCATTGTTAATGGCTCAAACCACAAGCAAAAATTATCAGTATAAACAACTTTAGTCTTGCAAGCCGTTAGTAATAATAGAAATAGTAAAATTCTCATTTTCTTATATATTTTTGCATTTTCTTTTCTATATTTTCACGACTTGTATTTCTTAACTTATTCTTAGCTTTCTGGCTATTTTTTACAACTTTTAAAGCATTATCATTCATTTCTTGCTTAACCTCTTCCTTGCCTTTCTTTTTAGCCTTAAAAAGCATAAAGTATATTGTAACCAACGAAGCTGTAAAATAACCGATTATCTTGTAAATCATTTTACTAATTTAATTAATTCAATGACATCTTCTATTCTTACATTGTAAGCAATGATTAGAATAGCAACACTAATAGAAATTGATATTATAAGCAAGCCACCAAAGAATATTCTTGATAGCCAAACACCTTGTCCCATAACTCGCAAGTCTTTTAAAAAATTTAAAATAGCCTCAAATCTAGTCATTTAGTTATAACAAATAAGTTGTTTTACTCCGCCAAAATCATTTAAAACGATTTCGGCAATATTAGCTGGAGTTAGTTCTTTAGCTACTCCATTTTCTCTTGGCAATTCTCTTCCTTGATGTCTGAGCATTAAGCCAGTTTTAAATGAGCAAAACATTGAATCACCGCCATAATTGAGAGCATCTTTTAATTCGTCTTTGTCATAATTTTGTCTATCAATCTCAAGCCCTAATTTCCTTGAAAACTCGTTAAAATGATTACCATCTACCGCTGACAAGATAGCTGATATTTCACCATAAGGCAAACCTTCAACCATCTTAGTAAACTCTTCCATCTTTTTATAATCACAATCGCCAATAGTAACTACATATACTTTACCTTTGTAATTAGAAGCGACATTTTCAAAATCCCTTTCAATAACTCCATTATGTAATGTAGCATCTAGTGTTTTAGCTGTCCATCTAGCCCTTACCTCGTCATAGTCAAAATGATTAATAAAGCCTACATGATCTATAATTTCGTCGCCTTTAACTTTATAGACTAAGCGAGGTATAAGGACAAGCGGGTTTAGTGAGAAATTTCTTTGATAAAACAATAAGTGTAGTTTAGTTCTATCCAATAGCTGAATAGAGTTTCTCAAGTCTTTTAAGATTTTTTGTTTTCTGTCTTGTGGCGTAACTAATCTAATTTTAGTCATTTCTTTTTTCTTCTTCTAATAGTTTAAATAACTTTTCAAGTTGTACTGTCATATTATTGCTAGTATGTTTAACTACACTAACCTTTAATTTGTTTTCCATTTTATTCAATCTTTGGTCAAGATATTGCTTTAACTCTTCTTTAATTTCGTTTCTTTGCTCGATTTCTTGAGTTTTAATTTTGTCAATTTTTTTTTCTAATTGACCAAATTTTGAAACTTCGTTTTGAATTACTTTGGTAGTTAGCTTAACTATAAGCACTACCATTCCACCAAAGAGAAAAGAGACAAAGCCATAAATAATTGATGAAATATATTCTAACATTAATTGAAAAGTATTTGGCATAAAGTAATGCTCTTTTTCAGAAAGTGTAACATTTTGAGATTATGCAAAGCGTGTATCATTTTCGTTTGTAAACCAACTTATAGCTTGCACCTCTTCAATAGTAGTAGCCAACAATACTTGTTTTTTAAGCATATTGGCAACTAAAGTGTTCTGTGTCGCCCTGTTTTTAAGATGTCCCATAATATCATTTCTAACCGCCAAATCTAAAGCGATCGCCCCTTTCTTTAGAAAATTTCCTGCATTGTCAATAATATCACAACTATAAGGCAAAAAATAATTAGCGTCTGATTCTGATGACTCTTTAACATCTCTTAAAATTTCGCTTGGTGTTCTAATTGGAATAGATAATGGCTTTACATCAAAGACAAAAGAAACGTTATTAGTTGTTTTGGTGATATTTAGAAACTCATCAAAAGTTACTTCATAAGCTGGTATTGCTTCACTAGCATATCTATTTAATGGATTTAAATCCATCTCATCTCGCTTGGCTTTTATTTCGGCAATCTTAGCAGTTTTAGCTTGTTGTAAATCCCAAGCATCAATAAAAGGTTGCTCGCTTGCTTTTATGTTGCCAGTTGTACGATCTATGCAATCAACCCAATCGCCTTCTCTAAAGGAATTGCCTAAGTTACCTTTAATAATTTCGCCTGTTACTGTATTTCTTGAAATATCCATTTTTTACAAATTATAAATTAATATTTTTCTTCCCAACCTTTGGTTCTAGTGTTGTTGCTAGAAGTTAAACCATTATTACTTTTTTTACCAATTTGACCACTAGAATTAGTTATTTCAAAAAATTCACCAAAGCCTGCAAATGTATTATTACACGCATGACTACAATTATTTAAGCTAGGTGTTGAATCAGTGTCGCTTAGATTTGTGTATAATGTGTAGGTAATTGTTGCATTAGCAGAGCCAGCACTCGCTAAAAAATTAACTATACTATTTGGAGGTACTCTCATGCTTATTGCGGTTCTACTGGTGTAGCCTGAAGTATCAATTAAGATATAATCTTTATATCTAAACTTGTATCCGCTCCTATCTACGAAATATTGACCTGCTAATATATTATTACTTGCATCAGTTGGTAAAGCGCAAAGATATTTTTTCTTTGTCAAGCTATTTGCACTTACAACACTATCACCGCTTATTGTTGAGCCATCGGCTGTTGTTGTGCCTATAATATCAGTTATTGTGCCACTAGCATTTGATATTTGATAAACATAAACAAAACCACTAACTGGCAAAGACTCACCGCTAACCATACCACCTGCATTTGTGCCTAAAGCAAAAGTAGCATCAAATTGTTTAGTTAATGCACTTAGAGTTGCTTGTCCGCTTCCATCATCAAAATCAAAGTTACCAGCTCCAAAGTCCATATCGTGGTCGGCATCGGTTGCATTATTGGTAATGGTTACTGGTTTGTTTAGGTAGGAAATACCTTGTGTTGTGGTGGTTGCTGCTAACTCTGTTTTAAAATTAGCATAAGTTATTTTTTTACTATTATCACTATCAGAATTGTCGGCAACAATAAACTGGTCTGCATCTTGCAAAGTAGTAATAGCTGTTAAACTACTTGCTTTTTGTTCTACATCTAAAGTTGTTCTAGCTGCTGCTGCGGTTGTATCATCTAATACAGTTTCCATAAAAGAACTTACCACAACTCCTGTTGTTCCAGCAGAAGCAATAGCATTACCACTAGCATCAAAAGCTAAAAACTTACTTGCTCTATTTGTTGCTGTTGGTATTTCTAAAACAGAGGTTGTGTCTTCATCTTTAAGTTTTACAGCTCTATCTGTATTAGTTTTATTTTCTTGTAAAATGTTAGTTATTTTATCTAATTGATTATTTAAATCACTAACTAAAAAATCACCTGCTTGATTGAAATCAGTAACTCTTGATAGTGGAGTATTGCCAACAATAGTAATCGTATCATTAAGACTTGCCCCTGTAACTAAAGTTATGTTACCCCCTCCAGCATCACCTACACCGCTTACAGTATATTCTGTTGTTAGTGTTAATGTGTTAGTTACACTAGTTGCGTTAATAGTTTGTAATACTGTGATTTCTGTGTTAGCGTCTATTTTAAAATCATAAGGAAATATTGTTTGTCCTGCTGTTGCAGTATATTGTATCCTTCTATCATTAACTGGTATTGTCATTATAAGTCTTTAAATAAGTTTTTTTTGTTATTAATATCTTCAAGAATTAATTGATCTATTATAGGATACTCCTCTTGTAAGATTTTTTTAGCTTCATTGTTATAATCTTCAATAATTTGATTGATTAGATCTTGCTTATCTTTTTGAGTTTTAAATTCACTAAAAAATTCACTTGATTTAATAGAATCTTCACTAATAAGATCAGTCAAAGCTTGCTTCATATTAACATTACCATATTGAAGCAATTCTACTTGTTGCCCTCTAAGCTCTAAAAATCTTGAATAAATTTGAGGGTATTCTTTTAAATTAATTTGTGTACCTTCAAAATATTGATTTTTACTTGGCATATCTACAAACAAACCTTCTTTTAATAAGAACTCATCTAGTGGACTATCTTTTTCTACACTCTTATAAAAAGGATTAAATAAAGAAGTTATAGCAGAAGTTGTTTGATCTAATATTACCTCATCAGGATATCTATATTTTAATACTTCGCCATAAATATTTCTTCGTTTTGGTAGATCATCAGAGAAACCTACTATCCTCGATTTAAAAGCATCAGCTAAACTTTCTACCATTTCCTTTTCTGGACTTACTGCCCTTTCCACACCTGCTGAAATACTAGGCACAAAAGAACTTAATGTTTTGTTAATATATGATTGAGCAAATCTATCAGAATCAGTTAATGCTTGCATTATATTTGAGATACCTTGCAAGAAAGTTTTATTTACACTAGCATCACTTATAGCGATTACACTTGCTGTCATTACCTTTTCCATTTCATCTTGAGCTTCTATATCGTACATTTCATAATTAGTAAGTATTTCAGCCATAGTTGAGCTAAAAGAAAATAATGTTGATATAGGCTCTAAGCCTGCATAAGAGTAATAATTCTTTCCTATCTTAATTGAATTAGGTTGCCAGCCTGTATTTAATAAATGCTGTCTTAGTTTTTTATCTCTTGGTCCTGAGCCTGTGATATGACCATTTATTGACATATCTACACCTAGTAACATCATAGACGAACCCATGCCAATCTTAGCTAAAGCAGCCGCTTGTCTTGTTCCTCCTGCTTTTAATTCTTTTTGAACTGCTTCACTAGCTAAAGCTAAAGGCGTTCTTTCAAAAGTATATTTGAAAATATTTACTGGCGTTAAGTAAAATGGAATAATAAACCTCGCAACAGGAGCTTGTGCTAATATTCTTTGAAATCCTTTACCCTTTTTGCCAAGCTCTTTAACAAATGTTCCATATTTAGCAAAATCTCTAGCCTCTTGTTGCAATATTCCGCTTGGTGCATTTGTAGCCTTAGCCACATAATCTATCAAATCATTTCCTTTCAATCCTTTTCCAATCCCTTCTCTTGTTGCCAAGGCATTTAATTGTGCTTTATATAAAACAGTTTTACCATATTCATCGCCAGCAGCTAAGGCTTTAAATGAAGTGTTGACAACTCGTCCATAATAATCCATTGCATAACCAAAAGGTTTAAATATACCTGTTGCATTTAACTCTTCCATTGAGCTTGCTCTTACTCTTGGCAATTCTACTTTACCTTGCCCAAATCCAGTTTCCCCTGTTCTAAAAGCACGACCTGCATTTGCTATAGCTTCTTTTTGGCTTTGTAGTATACCTAAAACAAAAGCATTAGCTTCCTGAATAGTAACATCACTTTGTGGAAAAGCAGCTTGAGCATATCTTTCAACGGCTCCCATCATAGTTGTTAATGCGTTTGAAGCTAAGTTTCTACTATGCGTTACTGGGTTTGTTAATAAGCCAGCTGTCCACGCTTCTATAATTGCATCTCTTGTTCTTGCATAAGCTGATTTTTGAGTAATATAATTTATATTATCAGTTGTTAATTTATGGTTAGGAAGAGAAGCTAAAGCTTTTGCTAACTCTTTACTTGTATCTGTTCCACCAAAAGAATCAAGAATTGCTTCCATACCTTTTAATTTTTCGGAACTTGTCCCTTCTGCTGGAATAGACCAAGCTTGTAATGCTCGTCCTGCTTCTGCTCTTGCTCCCAAAACTTCTTTTTGTACTGCGTGATGAGTTGCAACCATTTTTCTAAAAGCATATTGATCTATGTCGGTTGCTTCAGGGCTTGCTGCTTTTTTAGCTAGCTCCATTAATTTTTCAGTAGTGCTGTAATAGAAATTTCTAGCTGCTGTTATTTGTTCTGCATTTAATGCTTGCCCTTCCCTTCTTTCCAGAAGAGTCTTAAAAGCATCTATATCTTCTGCTGATTTTAATGTAACCTCGTTTGATCTTACTCCCCTTCTAGCATCTTGAACTTTTGGCAATAAGCTGGTTTCGTTAGCATAAGCCTGCATCGCCTGTTTTAAATCTTCAGGGCTATTTATTCTAGCAAAATTAATTTGTATATCGTCTGCTGTTTGTGGTTTTAATTTAGTTACTTGTTCTGCGGTTAGTTCTCCTGTTTCTTGTTTAGCAACTTCTAATTTATTATAAATAAAATCATTGCTTTCTGGTTTCCCTAGCATTGATAGTTGCTTAGTTTCAAGCCCTGCTTCTGGTGCTTTTGTCAAACCTTCTAATTCTGCTTCTATTCCTTTTTTAAATTTTACATTTTTTCTAATAGCTTTAGCAGCTTTAAACAAACCTTCGCCAATTAAGCCTAAACCCGCTCCTTCAATCGCTTGTTTTATTTTACCTTCTGCCAGTGAGTCATCTTCATTTGATTGAATATGTTGTGTAATAACTTCAAGAGGCGTGCCTTGCAAAGCATCTGATAATCTTTCTTCTTGCT